CGTCTACAATAGGATCTCGTCTAAAATTCAAAAATGCCCAGGGACTGGAACTATCAAATCCTATCTGTGGTCTAATAATAGTTCTGCGAAATTCATCGCCTATCACTGCAACGTTTTGAGGCACACGTAATGGTAGATTTTCTAGATAAATGCCAGTTTCCACGAATACTGAAATTTGAATACGTTTGGTTACATCGCCGAATGATATAGCTTCTGGATATCCTAAATCTCCAGGTTCTAAAAATTTTCCACTGATGATATCAACGTCAAATTCTTCGTTGCCGGAAGAGTCCAGGGTACCGTCGTGTGCTAGAATCTGTGCAAGGGCACCGGAAGTTTCTCCACGAAGATATAACCCTTCTCGTATGTCTTTGGCTGCGTTAGCAGCCACAGTGCTCAATGCTGGATTTCCGGTAAAGTCTGTTCTGTAACCGCTGGTAAACAATCTAAATCTTGGAAGACTCACAAGTATAGATGGCTGAGAAGTAAATCCAGATCCTCCGTTGGTAATACTGATACTGTTTATACCGCCATCAATTGCGCTGACATCTGCTACACCAAAGGCTCCGCTGCCACCGCCGCCATTAAATCTCACCGACACTAACCCATATCCAGATCCACGGCCGCCTGAGTCAACCTGTACTCTAGCCACTTTGAATGTGAGATTCAAAGTGCATCCAGTTCTAACACCAATGCTACTGCCGGGACAGGTAGTGGCTGCAGGAGCCACTGGCGCTGGCAACACACTATAGTTGCCGCCGGTGATCTGTCTAATGGCAGTGACCGGACCTCGTCCTCCTGTGCCGCCGGGACCAACTGACAGCACTTGATATCTTGCTGGGGTGCCTGTGCCTGTGGCTATAGTAAGTATGTCACCAGGCAGATAGTTTAGACCTCCACTCTCAATCTCAACGGTATCCACATTCATAAAAATAAATGCAGGACTAAACCCAGTGCCTGTGGTAGCATTGATATCGTCAATTTCTACTAAGGTGCAAGGCTCATCACCGTTGTTCCAGGTAAGAACTTTCTTGTAAGGACCAATTTCTAACGGTGCTTCTAGCACCAATTCTTCTGCACGTTTAAGAGCAGCTTCTAGTGTTTTATATGCATAGGCCAAACTACGACCTTGTCTATCCTGTCCAACTCCCGGTCGATCATCTTCACCAGCTGTGCTCACATACAGATTCACTGTGCTGCTGTAACCAGAACTGTCAACATATCGTTTGGTGGCAGCAATTAAACCATTGTAGGCCACATCATCATCGTCTACGGGATCTCTTGAAAGTATCAGTGGCCCTGTCATGGTACCAAATGCAGTGTTGGTGGTATTAGTAGCAGGATCAAGAGCATCTATTCCTTGAAGAGATATCTTGGAATCCACATAGCCTTTGTTAGCCGCCAATCTATTTGTTTCTGTGGCAGTGGATCCGTGAACTGTGTTTATTCTACCAATTGACGCAGTAAGTTCAGAAAAAGACCCAATATCGGGTAAATTTCCAATCGGATACCTTACGCCGCCGCTTTGCGCATTGACTGGTCCTCCTAGATTTGGATTAGGATCACCTGAGATGTCTGAAAACAAGCTGTTGACCACAATGGAATTTTGACTGGTATCAAAGTCAATTTGAATGCCTTCGCCAGCTTCTAATTTTTTGAAAACTACTCCGTCTGTGGTATCATTGACAACAACCAAGGCATTTTCGTAATCGTTGGGGAATGATGTAGGAGTATCATCTAGACCTATGAACGTGAGTTTTTCACCTAGTCCCAGTGAACTATAGAGTTCTCTAAAGTTATCGTTAACAGATCTAAAACTGTCTCTGATACTGTCGCCAGTGCCGTCGTTGCCAATTGCACCAATATTAATAATTTTTCTTGCCATAGCAAATCCTATGTGTTTGGATATCGATAATATTTATCCAAAGTTTTTATAAGCCTAATGTAAATACTGCATGTTCATTCAGACTAGATTACAGAAAAATCAATATGTTAGGCTTAGTAAGCTGGGCAATCAACACAGTTACACAAGGACAAAAACCATTGTGATCTTAAAGTGTGATGACTGTGATGACGTATTTGAAAGAGATCTAAAAAAAATAGATAGAAAGAGGTTAAACAACAACTATTTTCATTGTTGTTCTGAGTGCGATATCAAGCGATTTGCGCAACGAACAGGAGCAGATCACAAGAAAATCTGGGATATGCCCACTGATGCAGATCTAGATATTTCTAAACTCTAAAACTTTCGCCGCAACCACAGCGGTCACGTTCGTTGGGATTGACAAAATCAAATCCCTCATTGAGTCCATTGCGGACCCAATCCATTGTCAGCCCGTTTAGATAAACTAGGCTTTTGGCATCAACTAATATTACAAAGTCTTGTTGATCAAAATTAGTAACACCTTCTTCAGCGGTGTACTCGTCCACATATTCTAATACATAGGCCAATCCACTGCAACCAGTAGTTCTGACACCTATACGAATGCCAACACCCTTGCCACGTTTTGCCAAGTTCTGTTTAATACGTTTACTGGCTGTGTCTGTTACGATAATCATCTACGGCTGCCTTGATAGCATCTTCTGCTAGGATACTGCAATGTATCTTAACTGGAGGCAGGGCTAGTTCTTCGGCGATGTCGGAGTTTTTGATTGCTCCGGCTTGGTCGATGTGCATTCCTTTGACCCATTCCGTAATGAGGCTCGAGCTCGCAATAGCCGATCCGCAGCCATACGTTTTAAATTTTGCATCTGTAATAATACCTGTATCATGATCAACCTTTATTTGTAATTTCATTACGTCACCGCAAGCAGGTGCGCCAACCATACCAGTACCGATATTAGGATCACTCTTGTCAAAAGATCCCACATTCCTGGGATTTTCATAGTGATCAATTACTTTGTCCGAGTACGCCATTGATTATCCTCCAATCGATTATTTTCCATACGTTTTGCAAGTATTTCTTTTTGTCTGCCTGATAATCCAGCGCCCAAGCGTGTTCCCACCAATCAATTAACAGCACAATATCGTTCCTAATTTCGTGATTCACAATGGTTTTGATCTCGCCATTTCGAGCTAGATATGCCCATCCACTGCCCTGTATACTCATGGCTGTTTTTTCAAATTCTTCTTTGAAACGATCAAAAGTATCAAAATGTTTTTCTATAAACTTTAAAATAGCATCATAGGGTCTGTTAGCACCTTCTGGTTTTTGCAGTTGACCAAAATAGATATTATGTAAAAACGCACCAGCTTCGTTGAAATCGTCATCACCCTCGCCTTTGTTGTATCGATCAACATAGGCTTTGTACAATGTTCCGTAGTGATAATCTATAGTTTCTTTGGATTTTATTGGTGCCAACTCATCACGGTCGTAGGGCAATGTTAACTGTATGAGTTTGTCTTTTTTGCCTTCGATTATAAACTTTTGAATGAATTTAAATTCCATATATGTATTTACCGCTAAATAAATTCCTAAGGAGATTTTGATATGATCGGATTTATTAAGAAACTGTTCGGAGCCAAGGATACTGCACCTGCACCGACACCTGCTGAAGCACCGTATAAAATAGACACATCATCTATTAATCCAATGTCACCGGTTGCGGTGCCAGTATTTGAGGCAGCACCTGCACCAGTAGTTGAGGCAGCAGTTGTTGTGGCAGAGGCAGTTGCTCCGGCAGCTGTAGTTGAACCTGCACCTGCTAAAAAGCCCACGCCTAAAAAGCAACAGCCAGCTAAAAAGCCTGCTGCTCCAAAGACTGCAACGGCAAAAGCACCGCCTAAACCAAAAGCAACATCTAAGCCAAAAGCAAAGCCGGCTGCTTAAGACTCTGTTCATAGAGTGCAAAGCTGGATAGATTTTTAGCCTTGCTTTCGCACATTATGTCAAAATCGTCACGGAAGCTCAAAGCCCATTCATTTACTGCTGTATTCCAGTAAAATTCTGAATGTGCTCTGAGCTTTTGTTTCTTGTAGCCCTGCTCTAAGAGGGTCGGAAGATGGGGACGGATGTGTCCGGGATGGTCAATAAGACAGTCTTCCCGTGATAAACTGTAATGTAACACAGGGCGAACACCACGCCAACTATCAATAATCCTTTTAACACGATCGTCAGTTGCTTCAATATATTCTCCAGAATTAATCCAATGATGGTGAATGTCCATGACTAGAGCACAGTCCTTGACCAATTCAATACTTGAATCAATACCCCAGGTCATTTCATCATTCTCGATGGTAAGACAATTGCGAGCCTCGGGTGTCATTTTGCTTAGAGCATCACGAACACCTTGTGGACCCAGCTTGCCGGAGATATGCACATTGATCTTGAAGTCTTGGAATGTCTTACCATATCCCATCCACCGAGCCATATCTGTATGGTACTCGAACTCTTCTATTGAACGTTCTACTATGCCCGGGTTAATAGACGCCAACACGCAAAACTGGCCAGGATGAAAGCTGAGCCTAACATTATTCTTCCTAGCCACATCACCCACACGGGCAAATCCTCTTTCTGCAAAGGCTCTAACATCGGGCTGCCGCCAAAACCACTTCCAACTAGGCTCAGTGTATACAGGAAGTATATCACTTGACAGTCGTACCATTCTAAGATCTTCATCTAATGTTCCTACCCTGCTGACTAATTTGTAGCAGGCTTCTATGTTTCGTTCCATTAAATCCCAAAGTCGCTGTTCTGCTTCTTGAGGATGTTCACGCAACCACCTAACTGTGGTCGCACCTGTATTTAAGTCTCTATCTCTAGCATTGATCTTCATGCCATTAACCTCTTCAGGATCATTGATCCACTTGCAGGCAAAACCAATTCGTTTAATCATAGTTTCTTTCATTAATAAAGCACGGGTTCATGTGTAGGCTTACTTTGCAAAGCCATCATAATTTCTTCTTGTGTAGTATAAATTATTTCGCAGTCTTCTAATATAGTTCTACGAACATCTGCAGGTAAACTGCACCAAACATCAACATTATTATAACTATCTTTAGTTTCGGGAGGTATACATTCACCTATCCAACCTGATAGAGCCTTAAATGCTTCAACAGTATTGTTAGGATGACTGCTACGCATAGCCCTGTGAAAGTCGTTAGCCAATACTGCTGTAAAGCAACCTCCTGGACTAAACCCGTGAACTAGATAGTTATACATAGGATCAGCAAAATCCTTAGGAACATCCCATCTTTTAAAAGATTCTAGAATTTTATTTCGACTGTACTGTGTTAGTTTCATCTTTAACTTTTACTGAGATAAAATTAGCAAGGCGGAAACTGCGCCATTCTTTTTTGTCTGTACACCAAACATTCATAACATTGGGATTTTCTTTTTTAACTTTTGGAAAGTCAACGGGATTATCTGTGTTAGTAATATGTGGAGGTGCGGGTGGAATGAACTCTGCCTTGAGTGTGCAGGGCATTGATCGAGTCTCACCGTTGACTTTGGTAAATTCTACAATGCATTCATTTTCTAAAAGCAGAGTACGTAATGCTTCGGGGGTAATAGTATTTGTCATACTACTAGTATAACATCATCACCGCCAGTTGTCAACAACATACGGATCCAGAACATCGTGAGGATTCGGATCTCCGTGAAACACACAAACACTGCAATTGATTGGAATTTTTGGATTGATTACTGATTTAAAATTTCGTTTACCGTCCTTTAACACCAGTTCTTCTCTGCTGCGTATTTCCCATTTGTAACTTTGTATCCATTCTATAGGCCAAAATTTTATACGATCCTTACTGGTTTTCCATATCCAATCTTGATCACCTTGAAGCTTCTGTGCTTCGTTAGGATTGTTGTTGAATTGTTGATAGATATGACTCTGAGAACCGTGCATCCAACTCATCACAGAACTATTGAGATACATCCAAGAAGGGTGAAATTTTCTATTAAAATCTTTTATACCTAAGAAACTATGTCCGTGCCCGATTGCAAGGCTATCAATATTGGCGTGTATTACTACATCGAGATCAAAATAAATGATTCTACCATTGATTGGTAAATTGGAATCGAACATATGTACCTTGTGCCACCATATTTTTTTATAATTTTTCATAGATTGCACAATACTTCGAACACCTTCTATGGGGTGTTGATCATCAGTAAGACAAACAAACTCGTAAGGAACTGTTAGATGGCGAGATACCATATTTCTAAGACGTTCAATATACTCACGGCCGTACTTGGTACCAAATTTCACACACAGAACAGTTATTTTTTCAAGATTAGTATCTACAATAACGGTTTCTTTCTGCGGTTGCCGAGATTCTTTTTCAAGTCTTCTAATGGCTTTGAGACGCTTTCTTTCTTGTTTAGTTTGGGAGGGATTTAACAATTCCATCTATTTTTATAAGACTCTCTAATACATTTTTAAGGTTAGACAATGTTATCATATTAGGACCATCGCTAGGGGCATTGTCTGGATCTTCATGGCATTCCATAAACACAGCAGCCACAGATCCTGTAGCTACAGCAGCTCTCGCCAGGTACGGGACCATGGTCCTATCGCCGCCTGAGCTCGTGCCATTTGCTCCAGGTTGCTGGACACTATGTGTAGCGTCAAATACCACGGGATAACCAGTGTCGGCCATAATGGGTAGACTACGCATATCCACAACAAGATTATTGTATCCATGAGTGTATCCTCTTTCGCATAACATGATGCGTTCATTTCCGGTCGAAGCAATCTTTGCCGCAACGTTTTTCATATCGTGGGGAGCAAGGAACTGTCCTTTCTTGACATTGATAGCACAGCCTGTGGCACCTGCTGCTAACAATAAATCAGTTTGCCTGCATAAGAATGCTGGAATCTGTAGTACATCTATGCCAGCTGTAGCACACAACTCTGCCTGATAACTTTCGTGAATGTCAGTTAAAACTGGCACTCCGAAACGATGTTTAACAGTATTAAGAATCTTTAGGCCTTCATCGATACCAATACCTCGTTTAGTTGATATACTGGATCGATTGGCTTTGTCAAAACTACTTTTATAGATAAACTTAATCCCTAAACTATCACAGGTTTCTTTTATACTGTGTGCAGTTTCGAGTGTGTGATCTAGGCTTTCAATTTGACAAGGACCGGCAATTAATACCAAAGGCTCGTTGTTTCCTAATTTTATATTATGAATGTTAAAGTTTTTCATATACTAAGTAAATTTTAATCTTTTCCGGTAACAATAACAGCAACTTTATCAATCCAGACCATTCTACCCTTGCAGGCAATATTCCACTTTGTTTCGCCGTGCTCGTGAGTACACTCGGTAAAAGTTTCTCCAATGATTCGAACATCAGTGGCTAGATGTTCAACGCCATTTTCAAAGATACGCCAAACTAATTCCGAGTCATTATGTTTGGTATTGAATCTAACGTGATACTTATTCATTCAAGGCCAAGTTCTTTACGAATTTTTGTAGCACTTATGTCAGTAATAGATTCATCAAATGTTTCTTCACCTGAAGTGTAACCTACTCCACGACCCCAACCAATGTGTACAATGTTTGGAACTACTTGAATTTCATATTGACCCTGATACAAGGGATCTAGATCACGACGAATAAAGCCTTTGACTTTTTCTACTTCAAATGGATTACTACCCTGCCATCCCTGTACATCTCGTACTTGAATAACTACCTGACCAGTTTTTGCAATCAGACGTTCAAACAACGCACGATGGCCTTTATGCCACGGTTGCCAACGACCTAACATCTGTACTGTTTCTTTTTTCCAATCGAATAGAGGGCGTCTGCGATCAGCTAGTATATGATCTCCAATAAACTCAGCCCACTTATCGGCATCTTGTTCTGTAACTCGGAAATCATATTGTTCCGGTGGCACAAATGCTTTGTTGGTATCTTCAAAACGGCCTTGGTCAATAGTGTCCACCCAAATAGTCCAATCTGCTTTAAAATTGTTACGCATTTCAACTAATGGTGCAACAAAGTCACAGATAACAAATTCACCTGAACATTCTATAGCAAATTGAAACATACGCAAACTCTGACGAATACGCCCAGCGTTAGTAAAATCCCAATCGTTATATTTTTTACGGATATCATCGGCATTGAACCAATCTACTCCTACTTTCATAAAATCTGGATTTGGTATGCCTTCATAGTTCGTTACTCGCCCGGGATTAACTTTCATTAAATCACCGTTGGCTTCTAGATATTTTTTCAGTGCTTGTGCAAGGTATGTTTTACCTGATCCAGGTAATCCCATTATCAAAATGCGTTTAGTCATATTAGGTCCTTTAATTGGTGTGTTATGCATATTAAATATGCGCATATTATTTACCAATGTCTAATGGTGTTGGCAATAATAAAGAAACAGGTTATGACGTGAATAATTACCCAAAAAGTTTTTAAGAATAAAGCAATTCGAGCTTCACGTAAAGTGAGGATAGGCACATCTGGCCTATCCTCATCAGTCTGTCCCATTAGGTGCCCAGTTGCCCGGGCCCATATGCGTTCAAACGAGTTCACGCAAATAGATCCTCATTCCATTCACGATGACCTTCACGGAAAGCCATATTGGCCTGTGTCTCGCGAACTTCCACACGATAGCACCATAGGCGAGCTGCTTCACCTGGACCCCACATTTCTGGAATGTAAACGCCATTAACATACTTGTAGAGCATATCGCTCAATGCCTCACAACCTAATGCGGGCAAGATAACAATCTTAGCCATATTCTTTTCTTGTAGCATTTTGAATACGTCAAGTTGAGGATCATCTTGTGCCACAATAAGTGTATGATCAAATTGATCTTCTAGGGTTTTCTTTAGTTCTTTCAAACCACCATAGTCAGCCGCCCAATTGCGGACATCTAGGTCGTTGGTGCCAAAGTAAAATTTCATACTAAATGAATAGCCGTGAATTAGATTACAGTGACTATCACTTCTCCATTGCCTGTAAGCACAGGGAAATGCATCGTGATATTCTTTTGTCGAAGTGTACTTATAAAGTACGGGTTGTAGATTTGCCATCTCTAGTCTCCTTTGTAAGGCAGCAAGTTTGACGACATGCAGAGTTTATAAAGCGGGATGAATGACGTTAAAAGTCCGCTAAGTTTTAGTATACAGTCTATTTAACTGTTATGCAACTGATTCTTAAAATTTTCTATGCTGAGAAACTCAACATTAGATTTTTTCCATTCCGGCGGCATCGGCCAATTGTCATGATTCACAATATTATATTCTATAGTGGGAAACAATTTGAATACCTTAGCTGCTTGCCATATCCAATAGCTAGGATCAATTGAGTGTGATCCTCCGGCAGAATAATTTTTTGTATTTTTATAAAGATTGTTTACCAGTCTGTCATTACCATACAGATCAAAACCCAATAGATAAATTTTTTTAATATCTGGCAACTGAGAAGCAACCAGTAATGCATATGTTCCACTGCCCCAGTTTCTGGGTTGATCAATTCTATTGTGTTCTTGATCGGGAATATCAGGTAATAGAATTATATTTTTACGTTTCTGAACCTTTCGAAACCATTGATATGCGTGTTCTCGAACATATATAAATGTTGAAGCTGTGTTTGGATTCTCTACAGCTTCTCTCACCATACGTTCATCACAGCAAATGAGATGATTAACCACAGCGTCTCGATGTATGGCATTACATCCTACCAATGATATGTTACCTAGAAAATTTTGTATATTAATAGAACCACGACTTTCGCCATTGCCTATGACTAGTACAGAATTGGGTATCATCTATCTCTTTCTTTGATTTCTCCGAATGGTAACCAAGTTCCCGGCACACCGGATTTTGCACAGACCCAACCTATATACTTTTTAATTTCTGGTTCTGAATTCCAAACTATATCACCTCGAGTGTATGCACCGTAGTCTGGAGGTGTACTTGCATATGACTGCATGTGTCCGTTAAATCTTACTGATCCGTTCACGTGTAAATCAACAGCTGGATCGGGATTCTTGACCCCGATGCTTAATTTTCCATGTATCGACACCTGAATAGGTGCTTCGTCGGTGTTGCCTAGTTGTATATTTCCAGTAGGTGATACACTTATTCTAGCTGTGTTATCTGTAATAATGTCAAAAGGCGTGCTAGCATGAGTACCTACCATGCCCCGTGTTTGATCTTTGGTTCCAAGCACAACTTCGATACCGTCTTGTGCTACAGATAATCCTGCATTTGGTGTGTCGGTACCTAGTCCCAGTCTATTATTTTCTTTATTGTAATAGACATATTGATCGATTACCATTGAACCGTCTACGATCAATCCTCGTAGTCTTCCTAGTTCACGTAGATTACTCTTTGTTACAGACGTACCTAGTTCTGTAGAACTAAGAATTGGCACTCCGCCGATGATCAATGTGCGATCTTTGAATAGTTCAATGTGCTCAGATGAGAAAAATCTATCTGGTTTTTCATTGTATACGAATTGTTTTACATTGCCTTCACCAAACCAAAGGATTCCCTTGCCGTTATTTGTGCCACCGTCTTTGGCACGAAATTCTACAAATTGTGTAATTTCCTGAGCAACAGGTCGATGTGCCTGTTCTAACAGTGCTTTAAAAGCATCGTTGAATTCAGTGAGTGTTTGATCAATATTGGTATTATTCATATCAGTATTTATCAAACTCTCACCGAATTATTATACAACCTTTAACAACATAATTTCTTCGTTGATACGCCCGTTCATTTTAGTATCAACTGCGTTGATATCTTCTAAGAACTTACGCAGAGCCACTTTACCGGCCTCTTTAAAGGCCTTGAGTTGTTCTGCAGGCTTACGCAAAGTCTTTTGCACACTTTTCATTTCACTAAAACCTGTGATTGTTGTGCCCTTGATACCCAGTTCCTGAAATTCAGCAGCCACATACTTGCCAAGTTTGCGTGTTTTGCTGTTAAAAATCCACAATTCCTGAGCACCGATAATGTCTGCTGGATTAATACTAACCAGTTTGAGAGGCTCGTCGCTCTTCTTGTACTTGAGTTTGGCAATGATCTTGTCTTTGCTCACAGCCTTTTTAGCACGGGGCTTCTTGTTAACCTTGGCCTCTTGCATTAACATATTGCAGGCACTTTCAATTTCTTGCAAAAATGCAATAAAAGATTTAATCTGCTTCTTGCTACGATGACTATATCCTTCTTTCAACTGCTCGTCAGCCTGACCACTAGCAAGTTCAAGTAGTTCTGTAAGATTTCGAGCATAAAAGTCACGAATGATTCGAGCGTGAGCTGCCTTGGCTTGTTTTGCCTTGAGTAAGTTTAGCACTTTGAATGCCTTTGGATCAAATGTTTCGGGATCAGTTTGAAACGCTTCGATAGCTGTTTCGATTTCCTCAGTCATTCCCAAAGACACTTCACGGAGTCGTTCTTGGATACTAGGAACATATACATCCTTTTTAACTTCAACTACATCATCACTGTCGTCGAGATCGTCTCGGCCTTGTTCAATAACTTCGTTGATACGGGACCGCAACCAAACGGCAGTGTCTCTACCGTCATTAAACTCGTCGCGAACTGCAGGCATACCTTTGAGTAGACAGGCTGCAACTGCTCCCATTGTCATACCGCAACGATTGTCTTTGGTTTTCTTAAATGCAGAAATATCTTCTTTGGTACAGCCCTGGCGACTCATCCAATCTATCACTTTGGGTTTAAGTTCCTTAGCAGAACTTTCCAAACGATACCAGGCCATAGCAGAATGGAATTGACGCAAGAATTGATTAGTATCCCAGGTTTCGTGTCCTTCCCATTTTGGGCTAAAGTCACGACCTTTCTTTGCACGAACTTCTGCCAAATGTTTTGCGTTAGTAGCCATTTTCACTCCAGTGTGTTAAACAATACTTATAGTATAACACCATTTACCAAGATTGTCAACTGTGTTCAAATCTTTTGACCTTTTCCAGATCGCCTTGTTCGTTTTCCAAATAGACAATGCTGGCAATATAGCCCAAATCTAATTGAGTCTGAGCAATTTCAAAAGCCTGCTTGCGGCTGTTAGTTGTTTCAATCAACTCTTCTTGGCCAGCTTCGTCCTCGGCCCATACTTCATAAAGTTCCCAGTTCATTTTGGACAGTGTTCTCCTTTTGATTAATCGTCCGCTTCATCGTCTTGGACCACCCAGCCCAGACGAAATAGATCCTCTCGGATCTCATCAGTGACTACACCTTCCCCAACATAGGCATCGTATTCCTTTGCCCGAACTTGTTGTTCAAGTGATAGTTTTTGAAATTCTTCTTCGGTTAGTCTCTCACCCCGAATGCCACTACAGTACCAATCAATGTAGTCACCCGCTTGCCGCATATCGGCAATGATACCGCCAGCATATCGCCAACTGCACGACCAACGTTGATTCTTTAGAATTGGCATAACGTCATATTTGATAAAATCCCTATTGCACATTGACGCATAGAGATTTTGAGCATAGACATCACTTTCACGTACCTTAATCAGAATCCAATCAGTTGTACGAAGATCGTATTCCATATTGTCTTTACGCCAATTGGGATCTTCTTCTTTGATCAGTTTGTCAAAATTATGTTCTTCGTACATTTTAATATATGATTTACTGGGCTTTTTACCCTCTTCCTTACAGCGTTCAATATACTTTTCTTTTTGGAAAGTATGGCGCTCAGGGCTT